GGTCGGCCCACCGCTGGGTCCGAAGGCCCAGTTTTGTGTTTTTCAACACGATTCTCCCTTCGGAGCGCGACCAGTGGCCACCGGCACCTATATAATAGGGCGGTGGCGAGGATCAACCGGGATACCGTTGTCAAACAACGCATTCCGAATGACCCATCGGTCGCGGTTCCGCCGAGCCCTGGCCGTGAGAGCGAAACGTGAGTTTCGCCCAGATTTCACGGCCAGGGAACTCGGTATCCCTTCCTTTGTCCTAGAGGAGCACCACCGTTTTATTAAGCGGTGGTACTTCTTCAAGGACACCATCTCCGTAGCGACTGGGGGGAACGGCGTGTCCGAGAACACGCGCGCCCCGGCCCACCACGCCATTTGGTCCGATATGGACTGAACGACGTGCTTGGACCCCGGAGTGCCGCACAAGGGCTTCGTGTCAAAAGACACAATGCCAATCTCGGCTTCCGCCCTCAGTCGCTGCTCCGCAACCTGCCTGGCCTCCCAAACCGCTGGATCCGCCGCCTCAACCCACGAAGGGGGTGAGAAGGGGATTTGGTCTTGACCCGATCCATAAAGGAACTTGCCAAGAGCCAACGCGTGCCACTTTTTGAAGTCGACACGCGCCAGCGATCCTCGCAAAGGAGGGAGGCCAGCCCCGCCGAGAAGGCGGGGGGCGTTAACTGACACGCCTGCCTCGCGGCAGACGCGCCAGGCGTGGGGGCGGAGTGCTTTCAGCACCCGCCGCCCACGCAAACACCGACCAGGTTCGGAACCAAGAGATTCGTAGGCGGCACCGAGTTCATCGATGCTGGTGCCCACGAGCCCCTTGGTGGGGATGGCTGCTGACCACCGGATCTGCGGGGTCCCATCCGCCTCACCGACGACCCAGAAGGTCATTTCGGTGAAGTTCCCAGAGGTGTCGCTGGAGAAGTCCTTGCCTTTAGAAGGCTTACCGTTAGTCTCAAGAACGAGATTACGGTACGACTCCTCCAACCTCGGGGGCCAGGCGCCCAATAAATCGTCGCCACCAATTGCGGTGACACGTCGGGCGACTGAGCGGGGGATCCCGACCCTGGAGGCGGCCAGTTCTACCCACCAGGCGTGTACGATGGACATGATGGGCCACGAAGGCCCAAGTCCCATCAACACACCTGACTCGGATTGAACTGTCTGCCCCCAAGGGTAGCGGAGGCTCTGCGTGCCCGTAAGGGCGTACAGGGCTTCCGCCCAGACCGGTGGTAGGCCACTCCAACCGTCGCACAACCCATCGACGACCGCCCGAACCAAATCGAGCGGGAGTCGGTCCGTGGCAGCGGTCAGGTCGGTCGAGACGAAACGGCACCCCACGCTAGCGTGGGATACAGCCTGCTCGACCGCCCCTTTCCGATCACCGCGGAGGAACATTGCGCACGGTCCGTAGCGGCGTACGCCCCGAAGCATGGCGCGGTTGAGAACCGTGCCGGCGACGGTGGCGAAGGCAGGAGGAGCAGAGACAACTCTGCGCTTCCAGCCGCGCTCCGGAACCGTGAGGACGCGATGTTCCAGGGTCTCGGCAGCTGCCGTTTTGTAAGCAGCTGCACGAGCAACGTGCGACGTTGCCTGAGCTCTCCGAAGGCCATAGACCTCAGATGGGTCTAGCCAATCGGACGAGAAGATTGCCTGGTTCCAGGCATCGTGTGGAACCACATCTGTGGGACACTCGATAAGCCACCGCATGAACATGCGGCGGACTTCTTCTCGGCAACCTCCTTCCTTTCGAGAGGAGTCGAGACTTGCAGAGGGGGTGGGTACCACCTCTTCGCGCAAGTCCTCCTTCTTAAGGTGCCGAATGGCAAAAGCCATGGCAAACCCACGGAGGTTGGAGATCAGGTTCGGTGCAGTCCTGAAGGTGGTCGTCATATTGTCCCTGTGGGCAATAAGCGTCCGCGACTCAACGACAGAGTCGCCTTCAGGCAGGGATCGGGACAGGAACGAAAGCTGGTCGAGAGATTCAAGGCGAGTATCGCCGATAAGAATCTTCCGCACAAGGAACCTTGTGGAAGGAAGCAGGGCCGCGCCGGTAACACAGGTGTTACGCGCGCCGCTGGCCGCCGACTTCAACCAAGCAATCGTTGCTCCGATCCCCTGACCGTCCACCGTCCTCACAAGCCAAAGGGCCAGCCGCTGAAGCTCCAAGCAACGCTTGTTGCCGAAGCGGCTGCCCCAGACTGGAAGAGGACGGTAGGCGGCTGCCACACCGAGGAGGGCCTCCCACACCAGGCTTAAAAGCTTGGTGTGGGCTGCAGAAGGAAGGGATACAGATAGGAACGCAGCACGCTGCCGCGTGCTGCGAGGGAGTACCTGCCGGGTGGCCCCACGTCCCTTAGGACGGATGGCACCCCGGCTCCCAAGTACCGCCTCGCAAGCGTTCCACCACACGTCAACTCTAGGGTTGTCGTGCAATGTCTTCTTTTGAGGCGG